TCCTAAATCCTCTATTTTTGGCGGTTTCGTCCGAACTGGCACCAACTGGCCACGCTCAGCCCCGACTAGAAACCATCACTAAAAGTGGTGGACTATCGCACGCTGCGGTAATTGGGGATTTCTCAGAAAAGGTGTTAGGCGTCACTTTGCAGCCTTGGCAAACACGGATATTGCACGGCATGACCGAATTGAACGATGCCGGCAACTTTGTAAACCGTGTTGGTTTATGTTCAGTAGCGCGTCAAGCCGGCAAGACAACCGCGATGGCGGCCTTGGTTGGCAGCTGGTTAGCAACCCAAGGTTTTGGGCGTGGCAAACCCCAAACCGTCATTACATGCAGTCACCAACTCGACTTGTCTACTGCGCTGTTTAAGTACCTTGCCCCCATTCTTGGTGCCAAGTTCAATGCCAAGATTTCTTGGAGTTACGGCCGCATGAACCTAGAAATGCCAGACGGCAGCACTTGGCTGGTGCGCGCAGCTACACCACAAGCCGGGCACGGTTATAGCGCCGACCTTATTTGTGTTGACGAGGTATGGAGTGTGAGCGAGGCCGCCATAGATGAAGGCTTGTTACCGTCTCAGCGCGCCCGCAAAAATCCTTTAATGGCCATGTTTAGTACAGCGGGTACGCCAGAAAGTAAAGCCTTATTACGCTGGCGAGAGCAAGGCATAAGAGCCATTGACGCGCGCCAACACGGCCCGTTGTACTTTGCTGAATACAGCCCGCCTAGCAACATTGACCCGATGACCCCAGAGGCTTGGGTTTACGCAAACCCCGCGCTTGGTTACACGCTCGACATGTCAGTTATTGAAGCTGAAGCCAAGGCCCCAAACCGCAACGCGTTTTTGCGCGGCTCGGTTAACTTGTGGACTAGTTCACATTCGGGCTGGTTAGAAAACGGCCTTTGGGAAGCGTGCCTATACACCGGTGAAGTCCCATCGGGGGGCGTGTTAGCCGTCGAGCAGTCCATAGACGAAAATCGCTACGTTGGCGTGCGTGCCGTGCGCGTAGAAAACAAAACAGTAATAACTACCGCTTTTGACGTAGACAACATGGCCGAAATGTGGGCGTGTGTCGAGCGCGAAGTAGAACGTAACCCGCAGCTGCGTATCGCCATAACGCCAGTTTTGGAAACCCATTGCCCGCCCAAGCATGAGCGCCGACGCACCATTGTTGGCTACCGTGAGCTACTGAAATGGACTCTTGCCGTTCGGTCACTAATCGTAGAAAACCGCATAGGTCAAACTGGCGAAAAACTATTAGCCGAACACGTCGAGCGCGCCGTCATGATTAAACACCAAGGCAGTGTTGCGCTCAGCTCTACCCGTAGCCCGGGGCCCATTGAGTTGGCTCGGTGCATGGTATGGGCCGCCGCTTTAGAGTCGCGCCCAAGTTCTGCCGGCAAGCCTTTACTTGTTATCAGTAGGTAGTACACTCACTTGTGGACAGCCGGCCATTTCGTCGGGATTTGGTCGGTTATCCACATTTACCCACATAGGAAATGGCAAGATATCCACATGGCTTTATTTGGACGTAACAAAGTTGCCGCGGTAGGCACGTCAGTAGACCCCGAGATAAAAGCCGCCGTGGGCTATGGCTCTGGCGGTAATGCTGGCGCGTCCCAAATTAATAACTTCTACGCCTACACAAACGGCGAAATGCGACAAATTGCTATGCGCGTCCCGACTGTCTCACGCGCCCGCGACCTTATGGCCAGCGTCATTGGCTGTCTTAAATTAGAGATGTATCGCGACATTTGGAACGGCGAAGAATTAGAAAAAGTGCCACTTGCCCCCCGCGCATGGCTCAGCCGTATAGACCCAAACGTCACAAATAACTTTATTCTAAGTTTTACATTCGATGATTTATTCATGTACGGGAGAGCCTTTTGGTACATAAAATCGCGTACCGCCGACGGTTACCCCGCATCATTTGAGCGCCTACCAGCTGCAATGGTCACCACTCAAGACCAAGCCGGCCCCGTATGGTTTGGGCCGTCTAACCAAGTTTTCTTTTCGGGTTTGCCTATCGAGTCCGAAAACCTTGTGCAGTTTCTTAGCCCGGTACAAGGTTTGCTTTACACGTCGAGCGAAGCCATCACCACCGCTTTACGGCTAGAGGCCAGCGCACGACGCAATGCCGAGTCGGCCATACCTGCGGGCGTTTTGCGCCAAGTTGGTGGCGAACCTTTGAGCGGCCAAGAACTAGCCGACATGGCAGCCGCTTTTAACGCCGCGCGCATGACAAACCAAACGGCAGCACTAAACGAGTACTTGACATACGAGGCCACCACGGCGACCCCAGACAAAATGTTGCTTGTCGAGTCCCGCGACTTCCAAGCCCGCGAACTCTGCCGCGCCGCCAATATCCCCAACTACTTGGCTGGTATTGACCAAGGCAGTTACCAATACACCACGTCCCGAGGTGCACGCGAAGACCTTTACCTATTTGGTGCCAAGGCTTTTATTGACTGCATCGCAGAAACCTTGTCAAGTGACAACGTACTGCCCCACGGCACTTACGTTAAGTTTGACGTAGAAGAATACCTAAGCGAGTCCTACCTAGGCGGCGCCGACGTAGAAACAGAAACAACAATAGAAACCCCGAGGTACGCAAATGATTAGGTTTACTCCCAGCTCTTTTACTGTCGAGGCCGCAAAAGGCGCTACGCCTAAGCGCACAATTTACGGTTTAGCCGCGCCATATAACGTCGCTGCACGTACCAGTACGGGCCAAGAAGTACTTTTTATGCCGGGCAGTTTGCCAGTTGACGGCCCCGCGCCAAAACTCATGCAGTACCACGACTCGACAAAGCCCATTGGCATTGTGACCGAGCGCGTAGAAACACCCGAAGGCGTAATGTTTGCAGCTCGTATCTCGGCCACTAACGCTGGCGACGAGGCTTTAACACTTGCACAAGACGGCGTGCTCGACTCGGTAAGCGTTGGCGCGACCCCGACAGAGTGGACAATGGTAGACGGCGTTATGCACGTCACTGCCGCTATCTGGTCAGAGTTAAGCATGGTTTCCGAAGGCGCGTTTGCCGATGCGAAAATCCACCAAATCGCTGCACAGTCTGATATAGGATTACCAAAGACGGAACCCGACACCGACAAGAACGAAACCGAAGAAGAAACCACAGAAACCCAAGAGGAGTTAACCGTGTCGGAAAACCAAGCACCAGTAGTAGAGGCATCAACACCTACAGCTCCTTTGTGGGCAACTGCTAAACCACAATTCAAGTTGCCAGCACCTAGCGAATACATCGCAGCAATGCACGCAGGCGGCAGCGTTTTTGCTGAAATGAACGCACGCATAAAAGCAGCTGCGCCAGACATCACCACCGCCGACACACCCGGTATCCTGCCCGAAATCATTACCGGCAGCGTTTACGATGGGCTTAATCCTATCCGCCCGTTTGTATCTGCTATCGGTACAAAAGCGATGCCAACCGCTGGCGCAACATTTCGCCGTCCAAAAATCACGGTTCGCCCAACAGTTACACAGCAGCCAACCGGTCAACTAAATCAGCTTGACCCATCAACCGTTTTTGTTTCAAATACGGATATCAGCAAGCTCACGTTTGGAACATTTGTTACCGTGTCCGAACAAGACCTTGACTGGAGTGACCCCGCGTCAATCAACATTATTCTTGAGCAGTTGGCTATTGCTTACGGCCAAGCAACCGATAACTACGCTATTGACACTTGCCGAAATGCCATTGTGCAAACTCAAGCATGGGACCCACAAGTAGCCAAAGACACCATTGAAGGTATTTACGAAGCCGCAGTGCAAATTAGCGCCGCCAGCAACTACCTACCTACACACTTGTTTGTCTCGCCAACCGTCTGGGGCTACTTAGGTAGTCAAGTAGACGACGCAAACCGTCCAGTGTTCCCATTCGTCGGCGCGCCCGGCCTTATGGGCCAAAACGCTAGCGGCACTTCATCGGCTACTTCATGGAACGGCAACCCGCTTGGCCTTAACCTTGTTGTAGACAAGCATTGTGACGGCTCATTCATGGGACACGCAGCAGGCCCAGCTGCAGGCTTCGAGTTCTACGAGCAGATGAAAGGCGCAATTTCAGTGGACGTACCAAGCACGCTCGGCCGCACAATTGCCTTCAGAGGCTATGCAGCCGGGTACATGGCCGACGCCACCAAGTTTGTAAAACTCGTCTAACCCGAAAGGCGGGCTACCGCCATGGCGGTCTACACAATTACGCACAAGCAAATCGTTGATAACTACGGCGTTTTGCAACTGCTCACTAACGCGCTGGTACAGCCCGGCGACAGCATCACAGTCGCGGCCGTTGACGCAACATTCAACGGTACGCGCACTGTTTATGCTTGCCCGCAGTTTTATTACTTGGGCGTAGACGAGTACGGCGACCTGCTTTACAACTACGACTTGCCAATACAAAACCAAGTCTTGTTTGCTTTAACGGCGGCAGACGTCGAGCGCGGACCGGCTACCGGCACGCTGACTTTTGCGCCTACCTGTCAATGGATTACAGCTGGACAAATCGAGGACTGGCTCGGAATAGGCACCGCGACGGCCGCCGACACCACATTCTTGACACAATGCGCGTCAGCTGCAAACGCGTTTTGTTTCCGTCGTAGGCAAGAAGCTGGTTACATTGACGCATTGGCAACTAGCCCAAGCGGTGACGTAACGCTCGGCACCATTCAGTAC